ATTGAAGTGTATGAAAACTATCAAGATTCGTTGAGAAAGAATCGTATTCTAACTCAACAAAGATATGAAATGGAATTTGGTCTGCGTTCTGCGCAGAAATCTTTGGGTAAGGCATTAGCAATGAAAGGTGATACTGATGAGTAAAGAATATATTGATATGTTAAAACAAGAACGACAAGTTCTACTTGATCGTTACGATCCTTACAGTGAGGGTACTGGGCATTTCAATACTGCTGTTAGCGTATTGACTGCTCGTATTGAAGAGTTGGAATCACCAACTAAATTAAAAGAAGGTTCAGTGTGGGTATTAGTTGAAGCAATTCAATCATATCGTATGCGTTACATGGTCGAAGCACCAGCAACTAATCCAGAATATGCCATGGATGATGTTACAATGGAAGACGCAAAAGAGTTTTCACAACTGGCACTTCCAGAAGTTATTACTAGCCATCGTGTTCTTACTGAAGAAGAAGCACTCACTCTTTGTGATGAAGATAATGATTATACTAATGGTTGGACTAAAGACCAAAAGATTAATGCATTCTTCACCAAAGAGGGACAGGGAAGAGGATTCTAATGTTTATGTTCGATGTTGAAACACTGGGAGTAGAATCCAACTGCGTGGTTCTCTCTGCAGCTATGGTTCACTTTGATCCAGAGAAACGACCAACCTATCAAGACTTGTTGGACAATGCATGCTTTGTAAAGTTCGATGTCAAGGAACAGATGGGTGTTGGTCGTACTGCATCTAAATCTACACTTGAGTGGTGGAAAGGTCAGCACGAATATGTTCGTAAGACTTCTCTTGATCCATCTCGTGAAGACATGACTGTGGAAAATGGAATGCAAAAGTTCTATGATTACATGAAACAATTCCCAAATGCTGATAAACAAACTATGTGGGCACGAGGTTCATTAGACCAGATGGCAATTGATTCGCTTGCTGTTAAATTTGCCTTGCAAGAGATTACAGGGTATAATATGTGGAGAGATGTCAGAACTGCAGTTGACATTATGTTTGGAACTACAAATGGCTATGTAGAAGTGGATCATCCTCTCTTCAAACGACATGAAGTTATCAAGCATCATCCTGTTCACGACTGCGCACTTGACGCAATGCAACTTATGTATGGAAAACAAGTTTAATGGAATTTTACACCAGCGTCCACCCAGTGGGCGACAAGATCCTCGTTAGAGGGTATCAAAATGGCAGGGCATATCAGCGTAAGGTAGATTTCTATCCTACGCTTTTTGTCACTTCTAAGGTTGAATCAAAATGGAAGACTCTGGAAGATACATTCGTTGATGAAATAAAACCTGGAGGTATTCGTGAGACTCGAGACTTCATCAAACGCTATGATGGTGTTGAAGGATTCCCAGTTTACGGTAACACCAACTACGCATATCAATACATCAGTGACACCTACGAAGACGATGTCAACTGGGATATGGAACAGATTAAAGTTTACACCATTGACATTGAGACTGAAACTGAGAATGGATTCCCAGATATTAAGTCTGCCAATGAAGAGGTTCTGCTAATCACTGTCAAGGATCTTCAGTCCAAGAAAGTTATTACCTTTGCTCAAACAAAGTATGGCGAGTATAAATCTACTCGTTCAGATGTTACGATGGTCAACTGTCGTGACGAACAGCACATGCTCAAAGAGTTTATGATTTGGTGGCAAGGTAATTATCCAGATGTCATCACTGGTTGGAACACTGACTTCTTTGATAATGTTTATTTGATACATCGTATTCAGCGAGAGTTGGGTGACACATTTGCCAACAAGATTAGTCCTTGGGGTTATGTCAATCAACGCAAGACTTTCATTAAAGGTAATGAAGAGATTCACTATGACATTCTAGGTATTTCTCAGCTGGACTATCTGGAACTTTACAAGAAATATACATATACAAAGCAAGAGTCATATCGTTTGGATTACATCGCTGGTGAAGAACTCGGTGATGCCAAGAAAGAGAATCCAGGAAATGACTTCAAAGACTTCTACACCAATCACTGGGATATGTTTGTTGAGTATAACATTCATGACGTAGAGTTGGTTGATAAATTAGAAGACAAGATGCGTCTGCTTGAGTTGCACCTGACCATGGCATACAATGCGAAGATTAATCCTGAAGATGTTTACTCACAAGTCCGTATGTGGGACACTATCATTTATAATCACCTGCGTAAGAAAGGTATTGTGATTCCAGCGAAGGCATACTCTGGTAAAGATGCTCAGTTCGAAGGTGCTTATGTTAAAGATCCGATGATTGGTATGCACAAGTGGGTTGTTTCCTTTGACTTGAACAGTCTGTATCCTCACTTGATTATGCAGTATAACATCAGTCCAGAAACTCTAACATCAGAGAAGTTGTCAGTCACTGTTGACAAGTTACTCAACAAAGAGATTGACACAGACTATCTCAAACGAAGAGACCTTGCCATGACTGCCAACGGCTGGACATATCGCAAAGACATCAAAGGGTTTATGCCTGAGTTGATGGAAGAGATGTATATCAATCGTTCCAAGTTTAAGAAACAGATGTTGAAAGTCGAACAGGAATACCAAAACGATAAGACAAAGGTACACCTGTTGAAAGATATCTCTCGTCTTAATAATCTGCAGATGGCAATGAAGATTGCTCTTAACTCTGCTTATGGTGCGATGGGTAATCAATACTTCCGTTACTTTGATATTAGAATGGCAGAGGGTATCACGACTTCTGGTCAACTGTCCATTCGTTGGATGGCGAACAAGTTGAATGCATTCCTCAACAAGACTCTCAAGACAGAGGGTAAAGACTTTGTTATTGCGATTGACACTGACTCAATCTATCTTACACTTGAACATCTCATTGAGAAAGTTTGCGAAGGTAAGAACACTGAGCAGAAGATCAAGTACATGGATAAGATTTGCGAAGATGTGTTTCAACCATTCATTGATCAAGGCTACACCGAACTATCAGATTACATGAATGCGTATAGTCAGAAGATGGTTATGAAGCGAGAGGTTCTTGCCGATAAAGCCATCTGGACTGCAAAGAAAAGATATGTCATTAATGTTCACAACTCGGAAGGAGTTCAGTTTGCGAAACCTAAGATCAAAGTTATGGGTCTTGAGATGGTCAAGTCATCTACACCTGCGGTTATTCGTGACAAGTTGCGTGATTCACTTCAAGTTATCCTCGCAGGGGATCAAAAAGATCTACATACATATGTTATGGAGTTTAGAAAAGAGTTTGATAAATTACCGATTCAAGAGATTGCTTTCCCACGAGGTGTGAATGGATTGAAGCAGTATGCAGGCAGTCCAATTTATACAAAGGGTACACCAATTCATGTTCGTGGTTCATTGCTGTTCAATCATCACTGCAAGCGTCTAGGTATTGATAAGAAGTATCAGCCAATTCGTGATGGAGATAAAATTAAATTTGTGTATGCTCGTACACCGAATCCTTTTAATGAAGATGTGATTGCATTCCCTCAGGTTCTTCCAAAAGAGTTTAAAATGGAAGCATACATAGATTATGACAAGATGTTTGAAAAGGTATTTCTTGATGCTCTTCAGATTGTCATTGAACCACTAGGTTGGAAGACGCAAGAAGAAAGTTCATTGGAGGATTTCTTTGGCTAATATTAGAGTTATTAAAACTGGTATCAATGTATCAAAGATACTGAAACAGTTGCAACAATACCCAGAAGACTGGGGTGCTCAGAAAAACATTGAGGGTGTTCATGACTTAGTGGATGAGTTAGGATTCCCAGCAGTGTCTGCTGGTGTATTGCAATTAGTTATGGGTGGTGTTCATTCTATGGATGAATATGTTGGAGATACAGAATTGTGTATTCCAACTCCTGCAATGCGTAAACATACTGAAGTTATTAGGTTCTTGCAACGAAACTTCAAACGATTTAGTCGTTGTGGGTTTTTATCATTACCAGTCGGTGGAGAAGTTGGGCAACATATTGATGTGGGTAGTTATTACCTAACCAGAGATAGATACCATCTTGCAATACAAGGATCCTATGTTTATACTGTTGGTGGAGAATCTTTAAAGATTAATGCTGGCGATCTAATATGGTTCAATAATAAACTACCACATGGAACCAAAAATGTTGGTGATGTTGTAAGAATTACATTTGTGTTTGATGTTCCACATTCCAAGAACAATCCATAGTTGCCTTGCAACAAAACTTACTGTATAATAGGAGATATAAATGAAGCTGTTAAAATTTTATGCTGAGTGGTGTGGTCCATGCAAAGGACTTACTATGATTATCAATGGCGCAAAAGATAAGATTAATATTCCAATTGAAGAATATGATATTGATAATGAAATGTTTATGGCACAAGATTACAAAGTTCGATCTGTTCCAACTCTTGTTTTAGTTGATGATAAAAATCAAGAAATCAAACGAAGTGTTGGTTTACTCACTGAAGAGAAATTACTAGAATTCCTGAAAGGTTAATATGGCAAGCATACTAGACAAAATTAAAAAGAATACAACTATCAAAGACTCTGCGATTCTATCTGAATCAAAGTTCTTTAAGAAGAAGGATATGATTCCTACTTCTGTTCCAATCATCAATGTGGCTTTATCAGGTCGTCTTGATGGTGGACTCACTCCAGGAATTACAATGTGGGCTGGTCCAAGTAAACACTTTAAGACTGCATTCAGTTTGTTAATGGCTAAGTCCTACATGGACAAGTATGAAGATGCAGCATTGTTGTTCTATGATTCAGAGTTCGGTACTCCGCAGTCTTACTTCGATACATTTGGTATTGATACAAAGCGAGTTGTTCATACTCCATTGACTGATGTGGAACAATTGAAGTTTGATATTATGCAACAGCTGTCCAATGTAGAGCGTGGTGATCATTTGATTATCGTTATTGACTCCATTGGTAATCTGGCTTCTAAGAAAGAAGTTGAAGATGCCATGGAAGGTAAGTCTGTTGCAGATATGTCAAGAGCAAAACAGATGAAGTCATTGTTCCGTATGGTAACTCCACACTTAAACCTTAAAGACATTCCACTCGTTGTAGTGAACCATACATATATGGAGATCGGAATGTTTCCGAAAGCCATCGTTGGTGGTGGCACTGGTGCAATGTACTCAGCTGATAACGTATACATTCTTGGTCGCCAGCAAGAAAAAGAAGGTACTGAGATTGTAGGTTACAATTTTATTATCAACGTAGAGAAGAGTCGTTATGTTAAAGAAAAATCTAAGATACCTGTTAGCGTATCTTTTGATGGTGGTCTTAGTAAGTGGAGCGGTTTGCTCGATCTTGCTCTTGAATCCAAGCATGTGGTCAAACCAAGTAACGGATGGTATTCCAAGTGTGACCCTGAGACTGGCGAAGTAGAAGCCAAGAAATATCGTCTCAAAGAAACTGATGATAAAGACTTTTGGTTATCGATTCTTACAAGTAAATCATTCTATGATTTTGTAAAGAACAAATACTCAATTGGTCAGGGTGGACAAATGATGCAAGAAGATGAACTTGATAAAGCATTAGAGGAATTAGAATTCGATGAGTAAACCTTATATTGTAGTTGAGTCCAAATACAGTGGACATGATGCGATAAAGTTGACAGAATACCCATGGGAGGGTATAATCTATACATACGGTAAGATTGAGTTTGAAGAAGACGAAGCAAACTCGACCTTACATTTAAAATTTGATTATGAAATTCTTGATAACAACGGCAAGGGATTTACTGATAACGCACCATTTGAAAAATACATTGGTAAGATATTGGAAGAATTGCTTCATGAAGGTATCCAAGAAAACAATTTAACATATACAGGCGGAACAGAAATTGATGCGAATAGAACAAAAGATTCTGAGCAATCTGATATTTGATGAGAATTATTGTCGTAAAGTAATTCCATTTATCAAGAAAGAATATTTTGCAGATCGTAAAGAAGTAATCTTGGCAGACGAGATTGTTTCTTTCTTCACGAAGTATAACAAACCAGCATCCAAAGAAATCCTACAGATTGAAATTAGTAATAGGAAAGACCTCAACGATAAAGAGTTATCTGAAATTGGCGACTTTATCGGCACATTGAGTCAGGAACCAGTCAATGAAGACTGGATGTTAGAACATACTGAAAAGTTTTGTAAAGATAGGGCAGTTTATAATGGAGTTCTCTCAGCAATCAGAATCATTGACGGCAACGACAAGCAACACACGAAAGACGCTATTCCATCTATTCTTTCTGATGCTCTTGCCGTTTCATTTGATAATCATATTGGTCACGACTATCTTGATGACCACAATGAAAGGTATGATTTTTATCACAGGGTGGAAGAGAAGATTGCATTCGACCTTGACATGTTCAATAAAATCACTAAGGGTGGACTATCAAAGAAAACACTTAATATCTGTCTTGCTGGCACTGGTGTTGGTAAGTCTTTGTTTATGTGTCACGTGGGTGCTGGTTGTTTAGTCCAAGGTAAAAATGTGTTATACATAACTATGGAAATGGCAGAAGAGCGCATCGCTGAAAGGATTGATGCGAATCTTCTTAACCTAACCATGGATGAACTAAAAGTTATTGACAGGGATATCTACGAAAGTCGTATTGCCAAGATTACAGCTAAGACTAAAGGTAAACTAATTGTCAAAGAATATCCAACTGCTGGTGCTCACTCTGGTCACTTCCGTGCTTTGCTGGAAGAACTAAAGTTGAAACGAGAATTTAAACCTGACATTATTTTCATTGACTATCTCAATATTTGTGCGAGTCAGCGAATGAAGCAAGGTGGCTCAATTAACTCTTATACATATATTAAGAGCATTGCAGAAGAACTAAGAGGATTGGCAGTTGAGTATAATGTTCCTATTGTATCAGCCACTCAAACTACTCGATCTGGATTCACAAACTCGGATCCAGGACTTGAAGATACCTCTGAATCTTTTGGTTTGCCAGCGACAGCTGACTTTATGTTTGCTTTGGTCAGCAATGAAGAGTTAGAAGGTTTGAATCAGATTATTGTTAAACAGTTGAAGAATCGCTATAACGATCCAGGATTCTATAAGAGATTTGTTATTGGAGTTGATCGAGCGAAAATGAAACTGTATGATGTAGAAGCATCGGCACAAACGCTAAGTGATTCAGGAAAGCATGATGACGATGAACCAGTATTTGATAAAAGTAATTTTGGTCGTAGACAAAAAGCAGAATCATTCGAAGGATTTAAATTTTAGGAGAAAGTTATGGTGAAGATAATTGTAGCAGATAATAAAATCAATTGTGAACATCTTATTGGACAGTTTGTCGATGAGAGTCACTATGATCATTTACTTGAAGAAGACTGTGATGTTTACATGCCAGCCAACTGCGATCTAGCAACTCAAGCTGAGTGCGAACAAGAGTGTTCTTCTTGCGATATCGGTGCAGATGAAAGACGAATTGTTTTAAAGTTCCGCAAGAACTACTTCAGTAAAGAACAACAAGATGCAGCGTATGCTGGTCTCCGTGAAGCTGCAACTGAAACACAGAATCGTGGTGCTGCAGCTGGTCCACGAAATGAGAAGTTGGGTAATCGTGAATGGGTCACTGAATACGAATCAGACATCATTGAATACTTCTTGGATCCAAAGGCATCACTGGATGGAGATCCAATTGATGTTATTAAATCCAAGCACGAAGGTAAGACTGATAAACCATCCACACGAAATAATGTTTGGGGTATTCAAGCAGTTAAGAAAGACGGATTCGTTTTCAATGAGTGGGTAGAAAGAGTTCGTAAGTTAGATGCAACTGAAATGATTTCAGAAGCAAGACGAATCGAGAAAGCATATGTTTGTGCAACTACCTATGCCAATGGTGTTATGTCTGGTATTGCTGGATGGTTCGATCGTTATCCTCGCATTCCTTATGGTCGTGCAACATCTTATACTGCGAGAAATCCAGAGAAGTTTGCCATGGCATATCCATTCCTCCAGCAACTTGCTGTAGGTTTCAAAGAGTTACTACCATGGCGATATAATAATCAGATGGAAGCAGCAAAGAAACTAGATCCTGCTTTCTTAGTTCCTGGAACTCCATTCACTACTATCACTGTGAACAAAACATTCCGCACTGCTGCACATAGAGATGCTGGTGATTTGAAAACTGGTTTGAGTAATCTCTTGGTTCTTTCCAATAATGGTAACTACTCTGGTGGTTATTTGATTGCTCCAGAATATCGTGTTGCCGTAAATGTAAGACCTGGAGATTTGTTACTCATTAACAATCATGATGTTATCCATGGCAATACACCAATCGTATTAAACGATGCAACAGCAGAGCGTGTATCATTGGTATGTTACTTCCGTGAGAAGATGGCTGAGTTGGGATCTAAAGAGTATGAAGATTGTCGTTATGACTTTGTTGAGCAACGTAGACTTAACAAAGAACATCCAGACCAAAAGTATGAAGATGGTTCACAACGACATCTTTGGAATGGTGTCAGTCCTTCAATGTGGGATTCTCAAGAGTGGTATGAATATCTTGAGAGCAAACTTGGTCGTGAAACTTTAATGAAGTATCATCCAGATGCGCAAGAGGCAAATTCACTTGAAGGATTCTTCTAATGTGTTCAGTAATTGGAGCAATTATTAAAGAACCTCGTGCAGAGGATTTCTTAATGCTTCATCGTGTGTTCCTTGAGTCTAAGATTCGAGGGATGCACGCTACTGGAATCTCCTATGTTAAACATGGAAAGATTATCACTGAGAAGCGACCAGTACCTGCCGATGAATTCCCATTTAACTTTCCAAGTTATGTGAATGAAGATGGTAGTCTTTATATGATTGGGCACTGTCGTTACAGTACCAGTGATTTAGAATTCAATCAACCAATTGCCAATGAGAATCTTTCGGTAGTCCACAACGGAGTTATCACTCAAGAGTTACCTGAGAAGTGGAAAGAACTTTATGGCTATGATTGTGAAACTAAAAACGATACTGAATTGATTTTACACACTGCAGAAGATTGCATTAGTCCATTGATTCGTTGGAAAGATTCTAGTCTTGCAGTGATTGAGTTGCATGTTGATAAAGTTATTAGATTTTATCGCAATGGTAAGCGTCCATTATATTTGACATCTATCTCAAATGGGTGTATAATTACTTCTACTGCTGATGTTCCAAAACGTGCAGAAGTTCCAGGATTCCCGATTAATACTTTGATGAACCATTACATTACATTTGATGACCAACTTGCAATGACTATTGAAAAAGAAGTCATTGAAGATGCGGTGGACTTACAATATGAACTTTGTTAATTCAACGAGAGTTGAAGAGTTAATTAAAACTAGCCCAGCTGGTAAGAACACCAAGTTCTTATCGGCTGCACATTCATTGTGGTATCGCTTTCATAACTATGACAAAGCACCTCCACTTGCGTATGAAGTTAATGGTGAAGTTGTTTCGTTAATCTTTGCCACATTCAATCGTGATAGTTATAGTAATCTTTACGAGATTGTTACACTTGAAGGTAATGAAGGTAAGGGTTACGCATCGAAGTGTTGGGATGCATGGATTGATTATGCAGTTAAAGAAAGAAAGATGACTCGACTAAAGATGTCTTGCACTCCTTCTTCAGTTACGTGGCACTACAAGAATGGTTTGATTTGGTGGGCAGTTGATCCAACAGGTTCACTTCGTTCAGACCAACCACTGTTTCCAACAAGAGCAGAACAGATTGCGTATCGTGACTTTGCCATTGTGAATCCACTTCAAGCACTACCACCATACAAAGCAAGAGATCAATTTCGTGCTGAGGGTTTGGAAGCATACAAGTGGGGTGAGAAGAAGAAAGCCAAAACTCAAACAGCAATTGATGCAGTTGGCAAAGCATGGTTACGTGAAGCATTAATGGAACAACCATCACTTGAAGAGTTTTTATTATAATGGATTACAGATTAGAACAAAATCGTAGGGAAGCGTTCATTCGCTGGTATGCATGGTCATTGAAGTATGATGATTGTGATCCAGCAGTATGGGCAACGAACTATCTAAACAAAAGATACGAACATAACGATGAACAGAAGTTGTGGTTGTGCTGGTTGTATGGTAATACATACTATCTTCCAACTGCTTGGATTCTCATGAATGAGTTTCCAGACTTCGAGTTGGCAACAGTTGATCGTATCACTCAATGGAACACTGTCAACTATAAACGATTAAGATATCAGACTGATACAAAGTGGAACAAGGGACATCTCCCTGCGATGTTTGCTTCTTATCAGCAATTCATTGGCGATAAGACACAACGAGAAAAACTGGAAGAATACTATGGACAATCTGAGGAAGAGAACTTTAATAATCTCTGGACAGGCATTAAGTCTGGGCTGCATAAGTTTGGTCGTTATTCCACTTGGTTTTATCTTCAGCATCTTAAGCATACTGCTGGTGTGCGTATCACTCCTACTAGCCTCATGTTGGATGATTACGATGGCTCTCGCTCTCATCGTAATGGATTACTTCTCGCCCTTGGGAGGGATAACGATATGGATAGAAAACTCACTGGAGTCGATTATTCAAATCTGGAAGCACAAGCGAGGGAAATTCTCAGTGAAACGAAAGCGAGATTCCCAGAATTGGACTCCCAAATAGATTACTTTACAATGGAAACCTGTTTGTGTTCTTTCAAGAAGATCTTCAGAAAGAGTCATGGAAGGTATCTTGGATACTATCTTGATAGACAAGCAGAAGAAATTATGCAGTGTGAGAAAGATGGATGGTATGGTATTGATTGGAATGTTCTATGGCAGTCAAGAGAAGAAACTATTGACTTGAGATTAGACCATAGACATGGTATTGATAAAGAGAAATTTACATCATTCCTTAACACTGGCAAAATGCAGAATATGGAATGGATGTTTGATGATGAAGAACCTATATTAAATGGATTGGAGATGTTTACATGAGCAATATTACAATTGATAGCAATGGAAACTTTGGTATTGGAACTGTGAGCCCAAATGGTAGTATTACAGTTTCTACCACTAGTGGAACAAGTGCTGTATCTTCTAGCAGTTTATCATTCGGTGGATTCGACATGGAAGATTTTCTTGATACACATTCGTTCAATAAGATTACAGTTGAACATAAGGTTGCGGAGTTCGAGTTAGCCAAGTTAAGAGAAACTGTACCAACCTATGCAGATGAGATTAAAGAAAACTTGTCCAAGAATCTTGCACGGGATATAATTAAGAAAGCAACATTTACTAAGAAGCATAGTATTGATAGCGATACTCATCACTTTCTAGGAAGAGTGTGGGTATTTACTGAAGGTGAATTAAAGGATCTAATTAATGAGGCTCGCAATGCGTAAGATTATCGCTGTTGGTGGACAACCTGGAACTGGTAAGACTACTCTGTTCCGTAAGTTTATGGAAGGTAAGACTTGGGAGAAAGTCGAACCAAAGAAGATGCTACCTGCACTTTATTCTAAAGAACTAGACTTATACATTCTCGGTAAATATGAGGATGGTGAAACCTTCGCTGGAACAGATCGTCTTTCAATGGCAGTCCAGCCGATTGTTCAGGAGTTCGTCAAAGAAACCACCTCCAATATTCTGTTCGAAGGAGATCGAATCTTTAATCAATCTTTCTTGGAATTCGTTATGAATACACAAGGTGTTGATTTACAAGTAGTTTATTTGAAAGTACCTGATTCCACACTAAAAGAACGCTACATCGAGCGAGGATCCGACCAGTCTGAGACTTTCCTAAAAGGTCGTGCGACTAAATATAGTAATCTACTATCAAACTTTGAACTGATGCCCTATATTACCGAGTTTAGCAACACTAACTTAGAGGAGCAGGGAAAGGTACTCGCATTCTTGGAGAATAATTTCAAGATGTAAAATGCCTTTCTGGGATGTAAAATGTCATGCAATTTTGAATTCCTAGAAAACGCTAATTACGATTGGATGGACTTACTCAACTTTTACGAGCGACCATTCAGAGCGAAATATATACCATCAAAAGTGTGGAAAGACCTAGACAACTATCGCAATGATAGTAAGGGTCTTTCAAACTACTTTAAAAAGTGGAGAACTAAGATCGAGTTCCTTCCACAAAAATCCAAAGCAAAACTATACGACTGTTATGTAGCTGTTGGTGGTGAATATGGACCAGATGAAAGACAGTGTTGTTTACAGATATACACTACAACTTTCGATAGGTTTCCATTCAATGAAACCACATGGAACAAATTTAAGTACCGACTAATACAGACACACATGCATGAGATAATACACTTCATGCAGTTCGATAGAAGAGGTGACGAGTGGTCAAACTACATCGTTCCTTACAAGAAAGTAAAACATGAAAAGAAGAACATTGAGAGAAGATATCTCTCCGAGTTCGATGAAATTCAGGCATATGCCCACTGTGTGTTACTTGATTTCAAAGTCTACAAACCAAATCTTTCCACAGAAGAACTAATCAATAGAGCCAAATACTCTAAAGATTCTTCCACACTCAACTACATCCTCAAAGCATTCAATTACGACTATCGTAATAACGCTGCAATTCCTAAGTTAATGCAGCAGATCGCCAAGTGGGATCGTAAGTACCAAAGAACTATCCGAGCATCTCGTCGTCCTAAATAATCCTTACTGGGATCTTTTTAGGGTATTTCGTGACTGCAAACACCGTATTATCAGACATTAATGAAATTTATACAGGCTATGTTTTAGCTGGTAATAAATGGTTCGATCCGTCTGCTAAATTACAATACGATCAGCGTGTGAAGCAAGCCAAACCAGAAGAAGTAGCAGACGCTGAAGGTAAAGCCAGAGCAATGGCAGAACAATTTATTGTCTGGGCAAAGCAGAATAAGTATAAAGGATTTATCAGTAAAGTTTGGTGGACTGCTCGACCTAACTCTATGACATCAGCAGTTGGTAGATTCGTAGACCAGAAAAAGAATCCAACTGATATATTGGTTAAATTTAATGATGGTCCAGCAGATGGGTTTTTAGGATTATCTGCTAAAGCAACTCAAGGATCAGGTGATATTGGATTTAAAAATCCAGGTGTGGGAACTATTGATACTAATCTTACTATGTCTTTAGCAAATGACTATAAGTTATTACTACAAGATACTATCGCTAGATTTAACTTACCACAATCTGCGACTGAACGAAAGATTTTTATTAGAACAAATCCTGACATTAAAAAGCAGACCGAAGAAATTGGTGTGAATATGATGGCAGAGATGAGAGATAAATTATTAGAGAGAATGTTAAAGTTTAAACAACAAGAGTTGTTAAAATATCTTCTCTCTGATTGGATGGATGCTGAGGTACAGTATCCACCATATATTAAAGTAACAGGGCAGGGTAAGAAAGAACCTTATGCTGCAACAGTGATGGATCCAGTGAAAAACGAGAAATTAGATGCGTTATCAAAGTATCCCATCACTCTGGAAAAAGTAGGCAACGAATCGATTGGCGTAAAAGCTGGTGATAAAAAGATTATGAAGATTCGTTTTAAATTCGAGTCAGAAAAGATGGCATCATCTTTAAAACTCTCAGGGGATCCATGGTAAACATATGTTAAATTTCAAATCATTTCTTAAAGAAGAAACTAATCTAATACTCGAGAGAGCATTGTCACAAGACTTAGAGTCTGATGATAAAGGTAAACTCCACGAGTTGCTTTTGGCAAAACATCTTCACGCAAATAAACAACTACCTGAACATCATCGTTCTGAATCAGAAAACGAAGAGCATGCTGGTACACCAGTTCAAGTTCACGATCGTCTAAAGAAAAAGATTGGTGATGCTGCATACAATGAAATTGATTCTCACGCAGAACAAACTGCAAATGAATTAAAGAAACATCTTCAAGATCAAGGGCACATCGGTAATGGTGTTCATATTGGTAATGTTCATTGGACTTCAAATGCAGATAAAGCCAATGTTGCAGGTGACCACGAGAAGACTGTTGGTGTTAAAGATGTAAACTCAAACGCAGACTTGATTGTCACTCTTCACGATAAAGATGGTAAAACAGTAGGACACCATGGCATCTCTGCTAAGTATGGCTCCAATGAACCAAACTATCGTAATCCTGGACTAGACTCCATGGAAAAAACAGCAGGTCTACAATCTGGTTCATTAAAAGCACTAACTGATAATCACCATAAACATATGGAAGCGTTGGGTTACAATGGCTCTGCTGATCAAAGAAATATTCAATACAAGATCGACAAGATGGGTATTGATAAAGCAAGAGCAGAACATGGAAAGCACCAAGCAATTCTTGATAGTGGTAAAACATTAAGCAAGAAGAATAAAACAATGCACGAGCATCTTGGTAAATTTATTGAAGCACACGATACATTAAAGAGTCCTAAGAAACAAGCTGCATTTGTTCAACAAGCTGCAGCAAGAGCAGCTGGCGCAGAGTCATCTTCTTTGGTTGCTAAACAAGCAGTTGCTAAACACTTCGCTGAAGGTTTGGGTAAGAGATCAGATGAAGAGTTACGACAAGTTATTCGTGACCATGTTTCTGCACCTACTCATATTCCACATACTGTTGCTCACAGTAAAGTTAAAAATGACGGATCTGCTGAGTCAGTTATTAAGCCATCTCATTCTATCGCAGACGAACATATCTCTAAGGTTAAAGATCTACAGGTTGTTCATCAGGGAACAACTGCAGTTATTAGAGGCACACACTCAGAGACTGGTAAGCCAGTTCGTGTAGCTACATTTACATCAAAGAGTTCTTCTGGACCACACAAGAGTCTAGTAGGCACATTTAGCCTCAAATAATCCCCTCAAATTTGTAGGGTTATTGCTTGACAATTATTGCAACTTAGGGTATAATAGTAATATGATGCTAGGATTTAGAGACTTTTTAACTGAAGGTGCACCAGCCGAAGAAGGTGCGAAACTTAAACACATTACTCACGCTGAGGATCGTCCACTGTTCCATGGAGCAGACGGATTCAATCATGCGTATAATGCCCTTCATGCTGCACACTATCATACTAAACAAGGTACAAACTCTAACAAGTTGACAATGAAATATGATGGCTCACCATCTATCGTTTATGGTCATCATCCAGAGAATGGTAAATTCTTTGTTGCGTCAAAGTCTGCGTTTAATAAAAATCCAAAGTTAAATTATACACCTGAAGATATCGAAAAGAATCATGGACATGCTCCAGGTCTTGTAGAAAAACTTAAAGCAGGTTTAGAACATCTACCAAAGGTTGCTCCAAAACAAGGTGTTTATCAAGGTGATGTTATGTATACACATAACGACTTAAAAAAAGAAGGAAGCAAAACTTCTTTCACACCAAACACTATCACTTATACTGCATCTGGTGACAAAGCCCACGCAATCAATAAGTCAAAGATGGGTGTAGTTACTCATACCAAATATGAAGGCACTAACCTTAGCAACATGCATGCAACAGGTAATGTTTCTGAAGGCGAGTTTGGTTCTCATCCAGATATGTTCCACCATACTGCCAGTTACGATGCTGCAGGTGCAAAATATTCTCCACAGTCTCAACAGAAAGTTCTTGGTGAATTATCCAAAGCCAAAACTATTCATGAGAAGCATGGTGCTAAAATGTATAAAGCGATTCATCCAGAGCACAGTGGTGAATCAGGACACCTAGCAACTTATATCAATCAAACAGTTCGTACTGGTGAAACTCCTTCCACTGATGGTTTCAAAGACCATGTGTCAGGACAGTTAAAGAAGAAGTTCGATAAGATTAAAACTCCTGCCAAAAAGCAAGAGATTATGAACAACGCTGGTGCTCAGCTGGCTCATATCGACAAGAACAAAGAACACTACGACAATCTACTAAAGATGCATGGTCATCTTGCCAATGCCAAGAATGAATTGGTTAAGACTCTAGAGTCTAATGAAGGTTCTTATGAACATGCCATCGGTGGAGTTGCTTCGAAGCCAGAAGGTTTCGTATACAATCATACTCACAATGGTGTCACAGAGCCAACCAAGTTGGTGAATCGTGCAGAGTTTGCTCGCCAGAATCTGTTGAAGTCTCGTGGTGAACCGAAACCAGCAGGTGATGTGCACCATGTTATGGCATATGGTCGTATGAATCCTCCAACTGCTGGTCATGAAGAAGTTGTTAAGACTATCAAAGACAAAGCAAAAGAAGTTGGTGGTGGTCACACTCTGATTCTTTCTCACTCTCACAATACAAAAGATGGTAAGAATCCTCTGGATCCAGAAACCAAATTAAAGCATGCACGAAATGCATTTCCTGGAACTAACATTGAAGTTGCTTCCAAAGATAAGCCAACTGTACTGCAGCATGCAGCTGATCTACATGCCAAGGGTGTGACACATCTACACTTTGTTGGTGGTTCGGATCGTAAACCAATGTATGACTTGCTTAAGAAATACAATGGTGTTGCTGGTGCTCATGGTCACTACAACTTTAAAGACATCACATTTAGTTCATCAGGTGAACGAGATGAAAACGCTAAGGGTGTTGCTGGTATCTCTGGTACTAAACTAAGAGAGTTAGCATCATCAGGTAAGAAAGCAGAATTTCATTCTCATCTATCTTCACAGATGAAACCAGAACACAAAGACGAATTATACAACGATCTTCGTAAGGCTATGAAATGAAGAAACTTATTCTAATTTTAGCAGTAGCATTATCTGGTTGTGCAGTAATCTTTCCTAAGCCACATGACCCAGTTATGTTTGGTCAAGCAATTGATGTTAAAGTAGGACTAAGTAAGATTAGCTGTGAAGATAAGTCCAACTGGCAACCAGTATTGGACAAAGTAGAAACTCTCAAAGTTTACTCTGCTGAACGAGGTGATCCTCAATCGGATGCATTTGGTAAGATGGAAGAAGCATTAAAGAAAGCCAAAGATAGCAAGAGTAATACATTCTGCGAGAGCATTGTTAAACTTAATAGAACGAGAGTCGATGTAACCATCGATGCTTGGAAAGGTAGAAAATGAGTATCCTCAATGAATTAAGAGAACAGGCTGGACTTGGTGGTCCAGCAGCATCATTGGCAAACGAACTCCTAGTGATCCACGAGAACTATGCTCAGGGACAGTTAACCTCCGAAGAGTACGCATTCCTTCTACAAGAGATCGCCGATATCCGTGCTCAACAAGAACTAGCCTCAGACGAGATCGCTTGTCGTTGGATTGTTGCTGCAGCGTCGGCTCTACTATCCGCTATGTAAGGATATAAACTCCTAAATAAGTATGTACTACTTTATAGATGGATCGTATGAAAGATTATAGACAATTAATAAAAGAATTACCCTCAACTACATTAGTATGTGCACTTGGAGATTTCGATCCTCCGACTACGGCACACGAGTTGTTGGTTAAAACTGTCAACAGACTGGCAGAGCAAAAGAATACTGACCACGTCATCTACGCATCCACTAAAGATAGTTTGATTCAGGAAGAGAAGAAGGAACAATACCTAAAGTTAATGTTCCCTAAGACTAAGTTCAAGTCTGTGAACGAGTCTAAGATTAATAATCTCCTTGAAGAACTATGTAAGAAATACAAGAAAATTGTAATCGTGGCTGGAAGCGAACAAGTTACTGCACTAAAGAAACTTGTTAAAGAAAACACTCCCATCCAAATTATTGCGATTAACGAGAAGAATCCTGACGCTAACTATGCTAAAATGAAGCAGTTGGCAGTTAAAGGATTATACGAAGAATTTAAAAAGAAGTTGCCAAGCACTGTACGTGAACTTGATGGTCGTCGTCTAATGAATGATGTTCGCCATGGACTAGGTTTAGAACCAGTTAAAGAGCAACTTGTTTTAGTTAAAGATAAACTGCGTGAACAATATTTCCGTGGTGAGATTTTTAACGAAGGTGATATTGTAGAATCAAATGGTGAACAATTTACTATTGTTAAACGTGGTTCAAATCATTTATTGTTAAAAGAAGAATCTGGCAAACTTGTTTCTAAGTGGATTCAAGATGTTAAACCAATGGAAGACAAAACAATGAACGAAGGTGTTATACAACCAAATGGTACTGACAAGTTAGAACCATCAACTTCAGATACTGGCGCAAAAGCAGAGACTAAACCAAAAGGTAAAGTTAAAGGGTTCATGACATTCTATAACTTTGATACTAAAGATCCTGTTAAAGAAGAATTAGATCCTGTAGCCAAAGAAAGAATGAAAGCCCAGTTGGCTCTCAAACACGCTAAAGAAAAAGAAACTCTTGCTGCTAAACATACACAAGAAAAAGAAAAACTTCAAACAGAAGAATTAGAAGAAGCCAAGAAAAAACAAGTTTGCCCAGAGTGCGGTGAACGTGAGTGTCAATGCGATGCCGAAACAGATAAAACTTCTTACAACCAACCATTTGATCCATTCTTCAAAGAAGATTTAACTGAAGAAGAAATTGATGAGATAGTAAACTCTGTTACAGATGAAGACATTGAAGATCTGTATGAAGAAGACGAACTTGTTTTAGTCTATGATGACGATGGTGAAGAGATTCCACCACTAGAAGAAGAAGCAAAATATGATCTAATGGAAGTTCTTTCTCGCACTGAAAGAATGAGAGGTAAGATGCGTCTCCGTAAGACTGCTGCTAAACGAGGTCGTTCAACTAAGATTGCATTAAAACGATTCTCAAACCCAGAAACTATCAATAAACGAGCAAGAAGATTAGCAATTAAACTAATGAAGAAGCGCATGCTTCGTGGTCGTGATCCTTCTAAAGTCTCTGTTGGTGAAAAAGAACGAATCGAAAAAACAATGGCAAAGAGAAAAGATGTTATCAATCGTGTTGCCCAAAGATTAGTTTCTCGTGTTCGTAAAGTAGAGAAGTCTAGAATGTCACATGGTAAAGTTACTAAAGGTAACATGCCTAGCGTATTTTAAGGAATGGAAATGAAAACATTTATCGATCACCTAGAAGAAACATGCAACTGCTGGAAAGGTTACAAGCGTAAACCTGGAACTGCACCATGTGCTGAAGGTTCTTGTATCAAAGAAGGTAAGCGTGGATTGTGGGATAACATTCATGCTAAACAAAAACGAATCAAAGCTGGTTCTGGTGAAAAGATGCGCACACCTGGAAGCGAAGGTTCTCCAACTGATGCAGCATTGAAGGCATCTCAGAATGAAGAAGTTGAAGCACAGTTTGATCTAATTGAATCCGTCATTGAAGAAATGGCAATGTTACATAATCTAGACCCAGAATACATCTGGGAAAAGTTTGAGCAGTTTAGCGATGAAGAGTTGTTAGAGTATGCAGTTGATGCCAAAGGACACAAGTCTTCAACTGGTGGTCTGACTCAAAAGGGTCGTGACGCATACAATGCTAAGGGTGCTAATCTAAAAGCACCAGTGACAACTCCTCCATCTAAATTAAAAGCTGGTAGCAAAGCAGCAAATCGTAGAAAGTCTTTCTGTGCACGAATGGGTGGCATGGAAGGTCCAATGAAGAAACCAAATGGCGAACCAAGTCGTAAAGCACTCGCACTTAGAAAGTGGAACTGCTAATGGCACTCAAACACATAATCAAACATACTGAGACTGAGATTGTCTTTAAATGTTACATTACAGAATCTGCTGGAGGAAACATAGATTTGTCTTTGCAAAACGACATGACTAAATCAACTCAAGTATATGTAACACCAGATAGCTTTCCAGATGAAACTAGTGGTGCATTAGTTCAATATACTGGTTCAAGAGTTTATATTACTGGTATTTGGTGGGGACTAAAGGCTGCGAAACAATTAGACCTCACAAGAATTGTGAATCCAACTGGTCCAGTTCTCCATAGTCATTACTATTTGATCAATTCTGGTTATTATGATTATGCTCACAGTGGAATCGCAGACAGAGTTTATGCTAATAGAGATATTCGTTTGGCATTCGATGGTCCAGGACATTGCATTATTCGCCTAAGAAAAGAAGGATGGAATCCAAAAGTTGAGACTGCTGTATTTGGTCCATATGATGATGTAACTCAAGTAGGAAGTTAAAAATGAATGAAACAATACTAGAAGCAAAGATCTGCCTAAGCAATACATTTTTGATGTATTTCAAGGCACATTCTTATCACTGGAATATAGAAGGAAGAGACTTTCCTCAACTGCATGACTTCTTCGGTGAGTTGTATGAAGAACTATATGGCGCAGTGGATCCATTTGCTGAGAATATTCGTAAAATGCAAGAGTATGCTCCACGAAACCTAGACGAGATTTATGTTCATAAGTCTATCGATGCAGGTAATGTTGGAACTAATGCAGAGACAATGCTGGCTGATTTGCTTGCTGCAAACAACGAAAGCATCGTTCGCCTAAATAAGTTATTCGATCTACTAACTGTTGCAAAAGAGCAAGGTTTTGCTGATTTTGTGGCAGCTAGATTAGATGCACATAAGAAACATGGCTGGATGTTAAGATCCATCCTAAAAACTACTGGGGAATAAGATGGAATTTAAATCATTTATGGAAGCGTTGAAGGGTAAACAACATAAGATCGACAAGAACAAGAATGGTAAAGTCGATGCTCATGACTTCGAACTTCTTCGTAAAGAAGAAGCTGAACATTTAGAAGAAGCTACTGTGAAGTCACAAAAATACTCTTGGGGTACTATGAAGACTGTTCATCATGGTTCTGATTTCTCTATTCCTCTACACCCAGAACACCATCAAGCCATTGCTAAGTTGAAAGACCAGCAAGAGCATAAGTTTAAAACTGAAGATGGTAAACACTGGACTGCTAAACGATCTGGTGAAGATGTTCATTTCCAAAGCGCAAATGATGGTCCAAAGACAACAGTTAAACATTCAACTATGTCTGAAGAAGTTGAAGCTGTAGATGAAATTCATCGCATGAAAACTAAACTGAATGCTTTAGATAACATCAGCAATAAATCAGTTGCTCGTCAGAAACTAAGCAACCTAATGAAATCTGGTAAAGCCAGAGGTGCTTTGATTGCCAATAAGATGAGAACTTTAAACATGGGTGATGAATTAGATCAAGAAGATCTAGATGCATTACATGAAGTTCTATCTAAGGATGCTAAGGCTGGTGATTGGATTTCTGATTTTGTACATTCAACTAATCCTAAGTTTGATGGTAAGTCTAAGAAAGAGCGTATCAATATGGCTCTTGGTGCTTACTATAATACACATAAGAAAAAAGATGGTATTAGCGAAGGTAATGGTTACGATGACAATCGTCGTGGCTTTGGTAAACCTCCTCGTGAAGATGATGAGTACCATGTTCCAGATCCAACAGTTAAGAAAACAAAATTGAAAAAAGAAGAAGTTGAGCAGATTGAAGAGAAGTCTGAACAGGCTAAACAAAATAAGACAATGAAGAATATGATGGACGCATCTCGTGGTGCTCGTTATAAACTTAACAACCCAGTTCCAGATGCGGATCCAGAACACAAAACTGCTCAAGCACATAATAAAGCAATTGGTCGTGCTTTGCGCAATGAGGACAATATGACTACGAAAAAAGATAA